CCCGCCCCCCCCCCCGAGGAAGGCGTGGAGGAGTATCCCATTTCTCTGACTGTATACATAATCCACAATAGGAGAGAACCATGCCTGCTATATCCGTTGGTGATCTATTGATCACAAATAACACACCAGCCTGCCCTATTATCACTTGCACTCAGCAAGCGGTCGGATTTCCCGTTGCGGGACAGACAACTGATTGGGTAGCCAGACTGGATGGCACTGGTTCACAGTTCCAGTTCGACGACGCTCACATACTCACATTCTTTTCCAAAACTGTGGCCGCCGTCGACCCACCAACCATTCCAGGATTAACAACCAGTCGGTTGTTTAAATACAGAATGGGGGGTGTGGTGCCATCAGCAGGTAACAACGGCCCGATCTACATGACAAATCAGTTCGGAGTCGTATGGGTAGGCGACGGTTTCGGCGATTTCTATCTGTTGGCAAATGAGGTCACAGAAGATGGGGCAGCCAGACTCTACTTCCTGTTTTATGAAGCAGGGGTTTTCGAGCCAGTGCTAATATAGCAAGTTTTGTCAGACAGGAGACTGTACTCGTGGACGATCCCGATGGTACAGGAGATTTCAGACCATCGAACAGAAGGACGGTATACAATGTGGAAACGGATTTGGAATTCAGATCACCATCACCTATTAGCCGAGGTGGTCGGTCACGTGTACGGCATCAAAGTGTACCACGATGATCGAGCACCAATGATTAAGATATGGACGAGGACAAGCATAACAGCACTTATATTAACGAACAATATCAAAGGAGATGCAGATGACCTCTTGCCTGATTTGAACCGCGAATTCGTCCGCTTGCAGAAGATGATTAACCTACTGGGATTCAGCGGACCGGATTACATAGCGGAGACGACAGAAGAGGGAAGCTGGAAACCCAGCTCCAACGGGGGTTGATATGCTCGTTAAATCATTCCTGATCACGGTACTACTGACGATCGGGCTGCAAGGTTGTCTGGCATACCTGATAGCACATGAAAACGACGATAAGACACGACAAGACGGAGGTAAATAAGATGGCGGTAGCTCTCGGACAAACATACGCGATGGTTCAGAGCAGTGACCTATATGTGGTCGCAGCGCTGGGAGGCGGCACAGCACCCACTCTAGTAAACGTAAGGAACGGGCGCACACTAGTGGTCGATGAGGCGGCCCTGACTGGTGCCTCAGGTCCGTTCTTCCTGATTGGAGGCAGCGCAAGCAGCCCGAAATTCGCTCCTGGCGCTAAGGCACGAGTCATTAACGAGGGTACGACTCCTGCGGCAAATGTGGTGTCATACAATGTTTTCCTTGTCGTAGGAGCCTTTACCTCAACAGTGCTCGGTGTAAACTATTACACCGGATACCTGCTTCCACCCGATTCACCCGTTTCCAGTAGCATCGAAGAGGGAGCGTATTTCTCAGGACTGAGCGCTATCCCTGAGTACAAATTGCTGTAACATCAACTCTACACCGGAGGTACAATATGGCCGTTGCACTAGGACAAGTCTACTTTCTACCGGGCGCCTCATCCGACACATTCATTGTCGTCGGTCTAGGAGGCGGAACCGCACCCGTACTGCTAAATGCACGTACCGGTGCTATTGACGCTGTGGATGAAGCATCTCTCACCGGATTAACAGTGTTCACACTGTTCACCGGTGGAGCGAACCCATCACCACCGAAATATCCCACCCCAAGCATCGTGAAAGTCATCGGCAGCACAGTCCCCTTCTACATCGTGGAGGTTGGGGGTGGGTCATCTGGTGGCAATCCAGCCTCCATCAACTGTTACTTGGGTTACTGGATGGCTCCTGGCTCGAGCGCAACTGGCAAAGGTAGCCAGTTCCCGACAGCGCTGTACTCGTCGATCGTCGCGGAAGCGTTGATCCAACAGGTTATCGGGTGAAATATGACTCTCAAACTAACAGTGTTCACCGCAGGATCAGACCCCGACCCGAACGCAGACTACGCGATGATGTGGACCAAAACGGCAGGCACTGATCCTCTCGTTCTCCCCGATCCAACTAGTCAAGCTGTACTGGGACAGACTGTACTTGCCGGCCCTCCGAATTCAGTGCAAATCCTGTCCTGGCTGGCCGACGATTTCAATCGACGGTACTTCGGGACATCCAGTCCCACAACGTTAACACCAGGGACATGGTTCCTGGCTGTCGTATCAATGGTGCAACAATGAGCCATTTTATCCGCGTACTACAAAAGATCAGGCAAGAGCGGAAACCCGCCGCACATACGGGTCCAGACGTGGTCCCGCCAACTCGAACGCACGTCCCAGGATTCACCGAAACGGGTGCGAAACAGACACCCCCAACTCGAGTGCCTGGACACGGTTATCGCCCCCCTCCTCCGAAGTGAGTAAGAAAGAGAGCAATTCAAATGAGCAATGGATCAAGCAACGGAAGTAGACCGAACGCCAATATCACTGCGACTCAAGCGATCGTGCCCATCCAGCGGGGGGTACCGGCTGGGTTCACCCAGCCACGGCACATGTGGGCAGGATCCCCGAACGGGATGAACCCCTGGTACGGCCCACAGGTCGGACAACCTGTTCCGATTGCAACCGAGGAGATGGGGGTTAGGCAAGTCCCGCCGGATTGGGATCAGAACGCCCAATTCAGACCGACTTTCCCGGAAGCGGTGACCGGAGATTTCGGAGGATCGGCTGATCCGTTTCTGATCGATGGGGCTCGACTGCTTCAGTCATGGGCCACGAATCTGGATGAGACGTCGTTGGTTGCCGTTGCGCCAGACTATCCCTACGTCGGTCACAACGCGTCGCTCCGCCAAGGAATCGAAGCACTGTACGCCCTCGGCGTTCATGACGAGACCGTCGTTACTGGCCTGAATGTGCCTGCAACCAACAACTTTGCAGCATCCTTCCCAGAAGGAGCGGGACCAAGCATCGGCTTCCGTCTTGACTGGTTCGTTCAGATGCTTTCTTTTGGGCCCTTCGACTTGCACATCGTGACAAATGGGTGGCTGGCAGGATACACGACTCTCGATAGTGGACCCGGAGCCCCAGCAGGAACGCAGCCCTCGGCGGACAGAAATCTGATCTTGCGAACGCAGGGTGGCATCAATGGTGGATCATTGCTGATTCCCTGGGCTGTGAGGGCTGGACAGGGTATGAACTACGCGATGCATAGCATCGCAAGGTCAAAAGCGGCAACGGAGATCTTCACTCCAACGATCTCAGTCATTGATCTACCCGGTGGATTGGTCGCCGCCTTCGGATTCAACGTCAGACTCTTGACGGCCTACTCCCCGAACACAGCGTACATGGCCAGGCTGTACGGCACGTACGGCTCTTGAATCCAAATCAACAGTATACTGCGAACCGACCCACTCTATGATGGGAGAACAGCAAATGACAACTGACAAACAAGTGGCACCTTTGTCATCTTTGGCCGTGACAAGGTTCCGCCGTCTACTCCTACAGAGTAGCAGAATACACGCACCATCGGCACATCACATGTTTGTGTATTCACTCTTCAGGGGAAGCGGCGGAACATTGGCTCGTATGCCTAATTCACACAGAGAGATTTTGAATGCGATACAGTGCGCAGGTGAACTCTCGAGCTGGATATCGAAGATGCTAGCGTCAGAAGACACAGACGAACAGACAGCACTGTACCAGCAGATTTCTAATCGTCTTTGCGTCTACAGTTACTGTCTCGACGATCTAGCACTGGTATGTTGCTACGACGTCGATACCGGGGATGGGGATCCAGTGTTGGACCAAGTGGTGACACAAAATGCAAATGGAGCATCGCTGACCGGTGCAACGTATGACTGGGTGGTGGTCTGTCAATCCCAGCTCGCATCGGCCGATCACAATAACAACCGTGCCAGCATAGCCTTACCCGTACTCGGAGCGGCATTGAAGCCGATTCTCGATCTATTGACATCGAAAGAAATGACATCCGCCGGAGATAGCAGCCAACCAACTGAGTTGGGTCAGACAATCAGACTGGCGGCAGCCCAGGCATGTAACTGGCAACCGGAGCTAGCGGTCCGAAATACGTATGCGAACAAAGTTGTACCGGATGCAATTCTAGCTACTCCAAACGGCCAACTGATGTGTGACATCAGCGATATAGCTGACACTGGATCAGGCCTGATGCAGGCCATAACGTCAGAGAGCGGGATGGATTTACATGACTTCCATCTCTCCGCAGGCTTCACAGGGGATCCAAACCACCTAATTGGACCGTGGAACATCAATTTCGTATCATTCAAGAAGAACAAAGGGGCGTCGATGTGGGCGATCCCAAATCTAGCCGGGTTGACCGATAACCTGAACAACATGGAGAAGAACTTTACTACACTGCTTAATAGTGTAGAAGCGGATATAAATGACGTGATGGAGGCAGCCAAGACAATAGGCCAAGTGATCAGCGACATTGAGCAGATCTACGACATAGTGGCCAGAGTCGTCCCAGAAGTGGTGGCCGTAGTCGCGTTCATTCTAGCACTGTGAAAGGATAGAGTGATGATTACCGACATCGAGCTGATCTCCATCAAATGCGGCGACTATTCATGGATGTGTTGCATCCCTGAGGATAGAGCAGGCGAACTTTACGAATTTATGGTTACCCACACAGCCGCCGATTTCGTCGCCATACTCAGATGGTGCCATTGCCACGCTGGCAGCGGCGCGCCTTCTCCCCAGAACCAGAATGGTGGGTTGCTTCAGAACGTGGTTCCACCAAACACTATTACGAGTCTCACAACTGCAATCGGTAGCCTCACGCTACCAGATAGTTGCGCTGAGATGAAAGACTTCATCTGTGGCAAAGTGATCCACCTGATAATTACTGGCCTCTGTGGGTTAGTCAATGACGCCAGCATGATTAGCAGCGCTGTGCAGGACACAAGTGGCGGTAACAACCCTGACACGGTATACAAAGGGTTTCTGGCGCTCATCAAGTTCTTGTGCGCACTGTACGATCTGGCATGCCAAGATGACACCGCAGCAGCCGGGTTCGTACTCGGATGGTGTGTGGTAGGAGACGCGGTAGCGAGGAACGCGGCTGGCTACACCGCACTCATCACAGGCATTCCAGCAATCGGGTTCTTCATCAATGACGTCTTGACGCGAATGCAGAACGCATTGAGCCAAACAGACTGCTGTCCGAACATGATGACGAACAACCCACAAGTCGTGCAACTGATGCAACAAATCATCGGGTGAGGTATAAAATGCGATCGATGACTGAATGGATTCTGGAGATCGAATGTGGTCTGCACAAGGATTTGTGTTGTCTGGCCGAGAAGATAAATCCAGGACTGTACCGCAAAATCGAGGAGATGAAGAAAGACTTGTCTGACATGGAAGTGAAGATGCTGATCAAACTGGCATGCGAATGCGCCTGCCAGGCACCAGCTGTCACCTGCCCTATGCCTCCCGCTCCCACTCCTCCCGGGGTGACACCTCCAGCTGTGACACCGCCAGCGGTCACACCTCCGGCTACATGTCCCTCCCCCTTGAACAGGTGAGCAGGAGTTAAAACATGGTAACACTGTCAGATGACATCACGCCGAAAGGACCACTTCGTGGTCTTGCAGCATACAACGATTTAGTGGCATCTGGATGGGATAAAGATCAGGCGGCTTTCCTCTGTGCGATGTCGGAAATAGAGACGAACTATCTGCTGCTGATCCACCGAACCGATGCGAGCGTCTTCCCGATATCGGGATGCTTTCCGACCTGCATCAGATGTGCGCTGGAAGCGGATTACAACACAGTGTTCACCGATGCAGGTCCCGTCACACTGGACGTGCAGACCCAGGGCATCGTGATCGACCCGGATTGGTACGGTGACGACGCGGGAATGGCCATCCTGAAACAGTCACTCAACATCCAAGAGATACCGAACGCTGCTCTCGCAGACGGTCATACGCATCCTTGGATCCACCAGCTCACGCCAGGGGAATGGAACCAAACGAACCAACTTGGGTTCGAATGGGCATTAGTCAATCAGAAGTACAACCTGCTGAAGCAGTGGGACATGGGTCCAATCAATATGCGCTGTCCCGGAATGGGGCCAGTGGCGCAGACAATGGGCCTGTCTCAGGTACCAGGTTTCCCCACCACACAGCAGGAGATGTTCGACCTGTACATAAGTCAGGACTACCCCACCGCCTTTAATTCAGGTGCGAAATGGTGGCTTTCACCAGTCTGGACAGGTGGATACCCATCCAGGACGAACCCAGATTCAACTCTCTTAGCGAAGATAGCCGGCCGACAGCTGGGCATCTCACCTAGCGATCAACGAGCTATTAACTATGGTAACAGCATTGCGGCAGCACTCGCAGCACTGATCTCAGCAGGGGCACAGTAAACCAGGAAAGGCAGAACATGAAACCGATTGATGGTAGACAATATCCGCAAGACACTAGAGCAGTCACAATGATCGACCTCCGCACGATCATGTCAAACGTGATTAACTGCGCGGTAAGGGGGGAACAACACGAACGACTACTTTCGAGATACACCTCAGCTGACGTATTTGCTAAATATAACGAGACGTTAGGTGAAGTGGAGAAGTGGGATGTCTCCAACGCACTAACGCCTGATAGAGATGAATCAGCGAAGATACTACAAGGAATGCAGCAGCGCCTCGGTGTAATAGGTTCGAAATTGCTCGATGTCAAGCAACACGTCCCAAATTTCGGAGACTTCCTGCTTGAGTACATGAGCGGCATCAAAGCCAAAGAAGAGGTAGGTCTAGCATCCACTGGTCTGCCATACGGTATGAGTTGGATTAAGTGTCCAACCGAGCCAATCAAGTTTACGAACGCCACGACAATACCCGGACCCTCACATCCCGCCTCATTACAGTTCGGGAGGCTAATGGCCGAGTGGGATCGTGCCGCGTTCACTCCAACACTTCTATCTCACGCCGAGAGCGCCGCAGGTTTCGACGTCAAGGATAGGGTCACAGGCACCCAGATGGTGACTGTCGAACGCTCTCGGATGTATCACGCGCAGTTGATCGCATACATCATGCTGTATCCCACCATGTACCTCCACTTCATGTGGCCCTTCTGGACGGAGTGCTACAAACTGCTCGCCCGTACAAGTAGCTACTGGGAGGAGCGACTCCGGGTACACGAACTGTGGGATAAACGTCGCGCCGGGCTGCCACAGAATCAGCTCACATCCCTGGTGGCATCGTTGAACGGACATGTGACACTGAAATCCTTCTTCGGAGACAAACCGCTACTATTTGATGCTACCGGCAAGTTGAACGGATACGGCAAGCTAATGGATATCGGCATCGAGTTAGACAAATTGATGCGCCAGCCTACCACCACATCCTGGGGTGTCTGGGAGGCTGGAGGGATGATCAGCCCCTACCAGCTGATCATGCAGTACGAATCCCTCGATCGACTGCTGGAGGAAATCAATCGCGTGACTGGGGCACTCGGGTGGCATACTAAAACATCCGGCGAGCACATGATCAACGCGATAGCAGCTGACTTCATCTGGAGTGACGGGGACCACTATTCCGAAAACCCATATACCGCACTCTTCGGCCTGAAGCCAGTGATCGCCCCAAACAATGCCAGTGCTCTTATTGACGATCGACGTCAAGAGAAAGACTGGAACAACTCGCCTGCATGGGTAGGTGATGTCAAACCAGCGGGTGAGGGAGCTGATACGAATAAGTATAACTTGAAGTACTCCGTCATGTTCGTCGAAGGACGCCAGAGTATTACTGGTGACGGATCTGAGCTCGAAAGATATTTCATACCGAGCAATTCGTACCTAGGCGAACCCGACGCAGTACGCATCAGATTCTCCTCGTCACTGGAGGACCCGATGACTGCGATGGCCTTTGAATACTACAAGAGTAAGGGCACGTTTTACATCAACGAGATGTACATCGAACCCACTCTAACCACAGACAGCCAGGTGTACATCACGAGTTGGGACTCATGGGCCAAGGGTTCAGATGCACGTGATGCACAGAACCGGCTGATCGCTGCGCTACCCCAGAACGTTGTGGCTCCTGTAGCAGACGCGATCATGTACCGTGCGAAGTGGTTCAATCACCGGTTCATCGTAGCTATCGCCCGACCGCAGATGATCCGTCACTATTCGGGGCTCGGCGAATTCCGGAGGGATGAGAAACAAGACGGACACATCCTGATGTCAGGTGGCGAGCTGACGCTAAGCCATAGTCCTGAGACACTAAAGGAGTTGGTGTTGTATGGCATGAATCCGGCGAGCGATAAATTGCTGGCGGAAGCTACGGCGGTGCCTGTTGCTACGTAATCCCGTCGAAGCGTTACCCCGAATTGGGAGACCGCTTCGACGGAACCAAGTGAGCAATAGACTGATTGACGCGTATACTGAACTAGCGTGGACTCCAGTCGACGAGATCGGCGGCTTCTTATACCGAGATCTCGACGATTGGGTCCATCTAGCGAACGCAATGCGCGAGTCAGTCTACCCACTCATTTCTAATTCATCACTTCCCGAAGGCTGGAAAACAGAAGAATTGAATGAGTTAGACAAGGGCATGGTCTGCTGGCGAGACAGGGGGTACGGTAGTTTAGTGTATCAAGAACCCCCATTCACTAGCAGTCGGGAGCAAGCTAGGTTACTACGACCAGCGGTTAACGCCATCAGGACAAAGTTGGTGACGGCTCTGCGGGCAGGGGCAGTGACTGAACGGCCGCTAGTGGCTATACCAACAAACAAAGGGAAAGGCGCACCACTGTGGGCACCCGGAACGGATAGGACCGCCGCATTCGCGCTAGCATTACCTTATGCTGAATCACTGCGGCTGCAAGAAATAGACGAGTGGCTAGAAACTTACGCACACCGTGGACTCGGCGGGTGTCTGACAAGCTACATGCGGGTGCAAGGTGGTAGGAAGCCAGTGCCATACGTAGCGCCGATAGGGACGCAGCTGTACAATATTGGCGAGCAGGTACGGGCAAAAGTTCGTCGGGTCGATGGATTCAGCTACTCAAAACAGCTGGGAGCGGCAGCATACCACACTATCCTGCGTAAGCTAATGAATGAAGCATTCCCGTACACGATGGGGACGGTACTGAATGTTCAAACGAACATGAGCAGATACCAGAAAGCCTATGCCACAGATGTATCTACCTTTGATGATAGCATATCATGGCAGTTACAACAAGCCGTGACTACGGACCTACACGAGCCATTGGCCACAGTCATGGCCGAAATGGGGTTAATTAGTACGTACGAACGGGACTACACGATAGAGTATGAGCACTGGGTGCCATACGCGGCGATTCTGGCACCGAGTTCATATCTGTATGAGCCAGTGCGGCTGGTGGATCGACGCGGAGGTGTACCATCAGGAAGTCGTGGCACGAGCAACAACGACACACTATACAACCTAGCACGCATAATGGCATGTCACAAGGATCTTGGGTTTAACGCCGAGGTGCACGTATTTGGAGATGACACACTGCTGCTATCGGACCAGACCCTGCCCCGAAATTACATAGAGTGGAATAAGACCGCCGGGTTCGATCTTAAATTGGCAGGAGCGCCCATCTTCTTGCAGAGGATGATGCCGCTAGGCTGCACTCTGTTTGCACGCATGGTGGTGGCGTGTTTGAACAGAGAGGCCAGATTCGAGGCGAGTAGCGTCTTACACCTAGCAGTTGGGATACGAGTGAGAAGGGAGCTTTTGAAAACACACCCACTAGAAGATCAATTCATTCCAGTTCTAACCAGCATGTCATTGGTAGACAAGACTGACAGATTGAGAACCGCTCTCGATATCGCCAACTCGCAGATGAGCACTAACGAGCTGATGATGAGGTTAAGCGAAAGTAACATTCCACTACAGAGGTTGGAAGACGTATCAGTGTGGGCGGAGGAAATCGGAATATCCGTCCCAACACTCGAGGAGCGGAAGGCGAACAGTCAAGAAGAACTAACGACTCTAGCCAACACTGCTCAGAACATGGCTCAATCCGAAATTCGAACAGTACTAGGAAGGTACGGTAACAAATGAAACTAATAAGAGGGTCAACACCTAAGACGCTGGTCCCAACGGCGGAGCCAGAGACGAAACGTGAAATAGGTCCAGTCGTGGGAGTAAGCGTCGTGCCTGACACTGCGCCTGTTCTATCACCCGAAGCCGTGAAAATGGAAGCAGCACCCCTGAAAGAAGTGAGCAACGAAGCTGCGACTCCAGTCGGGGGAACAACCAAGATTGGCAGATGGGTCGTGGACAGTAAAAGTAACGAGACCGTCATTCGTCCAGAAGGGGAGGGAGAAACGACCCAATCAACGAAAGACTCAACATATTTATGGATGGGCGAGGGGCGAGGTCGAGTGATGGTGATCGTGATGCGAGCACCAGAAGCGGTTGAAGAACCGATGGCAGAGAAAATGTCCCTAATTACGGAAAACCCACAAACGGACGGAGAACGAGATGAACAGTCCTAGTACTGCACCGGCGTGTAGTTGCGTCCACCTGCAGCGGCAAGTGGCAACACTAATAGCAGCCGGTTACATCAATAGTTTTCGTGGCGATGGTCTAACGGCCATAGCCAGGACAATTGACCGAACTGACCCTCAGGATGTAGAAGCTCACATGAGTTTCGAGGAGATCTTCGTCCTAGGGGTGTTGAATCAGTTTCCCGAATGGGCGGCACAAGTCACCACTATCAAAGCCGGACATAGCAAGATCCGTAGAATGATAAAGCATGGTGACGTAGGACTACAAGCATACCTGGATCAACACGGCGAGTATGAGGATGAGCTGATGAAGCAAATCGCGTACAGCACATACGCCAAGTAAAGACCTGGATTGGATACAATCTAGGCAGTCCCTAACGGGATTCGGAGAGTCGAAAG